ACGCAATCGCTGGGATGCGCTGATACGTCGTGGCTTTCCATCCAGCACGCTCATAGACGCTGACATCAACGCCATGATCCTGTGCGAATTGCTCAAAGGTTTCCGCGCGCTTGGTGTCGCTGACTGGGCCCTGCGCTGGCAGTGCGATGCCGAGGTGCTTGGCGAGCTGATACAGCGTGCCACCGGTGTCGCTGACATGGTCAAACCATGCACCGTGCTCGGCATCATGCACGGTGAGCGTGAAGCTATCGCTGTCAGAGTCTGAGCGAAATGGCGAGTTACCCCGCCACTTGCCTTCCCCGATTTGGCGAAGCTTGAGCTCCTGAAGAACTGCGTCGGCTGTGCTCATGACTGATCCTCTACGTAGTACTGCGCCTCGAAAAACGTGCGCCCCTTGTGCTGCACCATAGTAATCGAAAATCCCGGATGGTCTTCGCCACATCCCTCGCATGAGAAGTAAATGCGGATACCATTGCGACGGTCGCTGGGATTGAAGCCCATAACACGGTCGATGTCTACGTCGGTTTCGTGGACGCTGACATGTATGCCAGTCGCCGAATCTTCGCTGTCCCGCTGGTACACATCGACGCGTTCATGGCTTGTGTAGCTATAGCCACATGCTGGGCAGTGCATGAGCTGTCCCGCGTCGTCCGACAGTGTGATGTAGCTGGTCTTCATGATCCACTTGGTTTTCATCCCCGCACCTCCTGGATGTACTTCTTGGCCGCCTTGGTGAGGAGCTGGGTAATCAGCGCATTGCGGCTCATCCCCTTCTTGTCGGCCATGCGGTTTAGTGCATCAATCAGTGCTTGGGGCAGATAAAGCCCAGTATTGACCATGCTAGCTGTGGTCTTATCGCTTCGCTGTGGCATATGCCCTCCCATAAACAATGTAGGTAGATTATACCATACAATGCTTAGACAACACAATGCCCCACCCAGCTGATGCCAAGTGGGGCGCGGTGCTTAGTCGAACAGCACCGCTTGATACAGATTGTATCCCTCCATAAACTGCCGGTGTGCAATCTCGCGGTTATGTGCTGCCACCTCGTTGAGATCGTAGATAGTGTCAACGCTCTCGAGGCATAGCCGAATCAGCGACTCTGGCCACTGCTGCACTGCCTCCCGCGCTTGCTCAATGGTCGGATACATCCATGCGCGGTATCCTGCGGCTTTTGGGTAGTGATAGCAGTGCGACTTCCCTGTCACCGCAATGAGCTTCCCATCTAACTGCATCTCGATGCGGATATAGACGAATCCCATGATGTCGTGCGGAACGGTGAAATAAGTAATCTCAAATCGATGCCATTCTATCTCCATACTCAATCTCCTTTTCTGCGCCCCACCCAGCTCTGGCCAAGTGGGGCGCGGTGTTTAGTCTGATACTACTATGGTCATCTGCTTGCGCATACTCGCTACGTACTCCTCTGCGATTTGCATCGCAGTATGTGCAGTCCAGCGCGTAGTCACATTCACCTCAAATTTTTCCACCTGTATCGTATGGCCACCATGCACCACCTCGGCTCGAACCACCACGAGGTACAGTCGGTATCGAAACCAATTGCGGTGTCGGACGAGATTCGCTCCCATGTACATCACCAAATCAATTCCTGGCTGAATCGGCATAGTCAGTATGTATCGCTTCATCCCTGCTTCTCCTCGTCTGTGCCCCGCTTGGTCATGCTGAGCGGGGCGGTGTTTTGTTAGTCATCAATCCACGTTTTCAGCATGTCCATGGCGCCATTTCCCCTGCTATGTATCCAGTCGATGGCCTCCTTGCGTGCTGCGTAGTACTCATCATCAAGCCTCAATCCAAGATGCCGATATGCGTTGAAAAATCCCGCCCACTGCTCCACCTTGCGATAATGCTCGAGTATGAGTGGATGTGGTGTACGCCCCTGCGATTTTAAGGACTTTATGATGCTGCGGTACTTCACTTCCTGTGCGTATATCGGCAAGTGCCAGTACAAATTGTCGTACCTATCAAGCTCCCGTGCAGTCTCCGAGCGTTTTTTCAGCATTTTCAGCAACTCAATTAATCCCATCTCTCAACCTCCTTTCCCGCGCCCCACCCAGCTCTGGCCAAGTGGGGCGCGGTGTTTACTCACTAGAACGGCATCGGCGTTTCGTCGTCCTCGATGGACTGTGCCACGTTGCTTGGCGCTGGCGATGCGACGGGCTGGGCATCAGCACCGCCGGCGAAGTCATCCCGTGCGGGCTCACTTGCCCACGCCTCGCCGTCGAGGTACATCGCATGGGCGAGCTGGAGCAGGTCACGGCCGATAAATTGGCGAACAAGTTCCTCCCGCGTGACCTTCGATGGCTCGTTGTGGAGCTGAGGGTAGACCACGACTGCACCCTGTGATACCTCGGTCGTGACGGGCTTGCCCTTGGCCGTGAGCGGGGTTACCAGCGTTGCCCAGAAGGCGAAGTGGGGGATGGGGTCGGAACCCTTCTTGGTTTGGTTTGCCAGCGACGTGCACGCATTGATCCAGAGGTACACCTCGCCGCCACCGCTGCGCTTGGTTGGGCGCTTGAACAATTTCATCGCCACGAGGCCCTTGGCTTGGATGACCACGGGCTCGGCAATGCCCTTGACCATGGCCAGTATTTGGGTGGTACTGCGCACGCCAGCGTACTGCCGAGTTTCGCCATGCTTGGCGAGGTACGTCTTGGCCGCCACGGCGTCCATGTAGTGCGGGATGGCCTTGGTTGAGCCGTCATCTAGTGACAGATACCATTGCATGCGCTGGCGGAGTGGCACGAAGGTCAGCGACCGTGTCTCAAAGGCGAGCTCTTCGTTGTCGAAGCGCTCCACCTGTTCCCATCCAGCGGGAGCGGCGCTGAGGCTCGAGGTGTGCCATGCGCCGACCACGCCGCCCAGCTTGGTCGAGTTGAGCCAGTAGATGAGCGGGTAGCGCTCTGCGGTGTCGTCATAACTCTCGGGCTGGTATCCAGCTAATGAAAAATCACTCATCGTCCTTCATCTCCTCCTGTACAATGCTCTTGCGACGCTGCATGTCTGCAAAAATGCTTTCCACCAACTGCCGGGCCTCGAATGGTCCCCATCCTCCAGCCTGTACAACCACAAAGCTGGATGCCTGCATGCTCAGTCCCATGACACATTCGACGTCACACCTGATGTGAGTATGTGGCTCGCCAAAAAAACTTTTGACATTCATGTCGACTGGCGTCATGACGATGGTGATAGTTGTCTCGCCAATACTCGTTGATAACCTATACGCCCTCATCGTCCTTCATCTCCTTGTGCGCATTGCTGATAATCGTGCGGATCACCTCCGCATAGGCCACGTGTCGTCCGAGCTCCTGCGCCATCGTGCGGCGCATCTCCTCCAGTCGCTCAGCATCATCAGGGTAGATGGTGATGAGCAGTTTTTGGGCGCCTCTGCCACTAATTGTTTTACGAGGCATTGCGGTCACCCCGCAGCTTGGTGAGCATCGCTTCGAGCTGGGCAAGGCGCTTGAGGTACGCCTTGCGAACTGCGGGCTCGGTGATGCAGTCCATCTGGCGGTTGAGGCGGTTGCGCTCCTCGAGGAGCTGGGTAATCTGCTGGAATGTGGTCATCGTTTTTCCTCCCCTTCCACTTGCTCTTTTATCGCCTTGCAGGCCGCGTCCCATCCATCGGCGTAGCTCTCCAGCATCATCTCATGGTGCCACCGTGCGCTATAGCGCTCATACCATGCCAGTGCTTGGACAATCGTCAGTGCCACCATGCAGATGATGAGCATGACCACGAGTGCGATACTGATTTCCATACTACCACTCCTCTCCACTGATAACGGGCTCGATCTGCTGCATACTGCCCATCATGGTTTTTACGCTGATTTTCTCGGCGATGGCCAAGGTAATCCCGCTGTCCCACACATCGACTGCATAGTCCTGCATGTGCACCACGCGGACTGCCTCACTGCCAGCACTGGGGTCGCTGACCTCCACCGTAGCTCGCACGATGATGGGCCGTGCGGTCATCCACACCAGGCTGGGCATTGCGTCCTCGAGCTGTACCACGTGTACCGTCATCTCCAGCTCACCCAACCACATCCGATACGTATGCTGCATCATATCCGTCCCCTCGCTTTGTCAATCAGATAACACACTACTGCGAACGCCGCCACGGTCCCGACCACGATTAGTCCATCAATCACGCTTTGCCTCCAGTCGTTCAGCGATGCGGTGCCGACGCAGGTCACGCAGTCGGCGAATCTCGTCCAGCACCTCCGCCTCGACCTTCACAAACTCCTTGGGTGATACCTGACCACTCTCAATCAGCTCATCGCATCGCTGGCGCCACTGGATGAGCCATGCGATCTGCTCGGCATACTGTCGGTCTAGCTCTGCCATGTCAAGGTGACCTCCTGCTGCATCAGGGTCGAAATGTCATTGGCGATGCAGTCGACAGGGCCCCACCACGTGGCGATGCTCTCCATGCCAGTCGGAGTGTATACCCACAATGCACACAGGATTGGTGTGGGGTCGACTTTCGGTGAGATGAGTGGACTGCCAGATACTTGACGACACTGCAGGACGAAGACGTCCTCTGGGGTCTGCCACATGCCTGCGTAGCCTGCGACCCACTGACTGGGGTCGGCGTGGGGGTTGAGAATCGCGCGCTCCATCTGAATGATTTTCATGCCAATCTCCTTTGGTGTTGAGCGCCGCCGATGTGACGGCGCTGGGCTTGCGGTGTGACTCGCTTATCACTTTCGCTTGGCTTCCAGTACCTGCTTGATGGCACGAATTCGCGCCTCGACTACTACGTCAGTGCACCCCAGTGCATAGTAGCCACGATATGCATCCACAGTTGCATGGTACAGTTCGTACACCTGGCCGCGATCCATGCGCTTCGTCTCACTCCAGACAGCCTTGACTGTCTCACGTGACAGCAATGCATTTACTCGTTCGATTTCATCCTGCTCGGCGACGACTTCGACGGCTGGGGTCTCGATGACTTCGGTCGAGTCGAATTGCTCGATTTCCTGCATGTCCGACACCCACTCTTCACGAATGCGCTTAACCATCTCAATCGTGACCACGTCCTCGTCGTAGACGGTAAACCCGCTCATGACCATGTCGTACAGGTCACCCATGGAATTGCACTCAGCCACGTTGGTCATGTTCTCGTTGATTTCGGTGAGTGCGTCGTATACCATCTGCTCGAGCTGTGCGACTGGGGTGTCCTGTGAAATGATGTGCTTGCTCATGTCTTCAATCTCCTTCGGTTCATCTGAACCTTATGTACATAGTATATATCTATATAGATATCTTGTCAAGTGCTTTTTTGACCAATTTTCGACCAATTTTCAACGAGTTTCGGAATCGTGCTATAATCGTATCAATCCCGCCCCACAGCGGTGAATCTTGAGCGGCATTGCCTACCGAAAGGAGGTGATGTATAGCCCAGGGGTCGACCAAAATACCAACACCGAGCCCCTACATAGTGATATGTAGGGGCTCGGTGTGCTGCGTGTGAGGAGATCGAGGTTCGGGGTTTGGGTCCAGATGTCCGCATTTAGTATAGCATAGTTTTGTGCCGAGTTGAAGATATGTGTAGCGAAGTGCGACAACTCGGCACGTCACTAGTATACCACAACGCCGCCCGATGCTGGGCGGCGCGGTGGCGGAGATAGGTGGCTGCGTATTCGTTCCGCAACAAGAAGGTCAGCCATGCATGTAGTATAGCATAAAAACGAATGGCACTGCGCGCCTCTGCAGTGCCATTCGCTCCACCGCGATGCTGCACCGCTGTAACCTACCGGTACAAAATCACGTTGGTAGTATATCACATATCTGGATCACTTGGTGGCACTGGCCACGTCGTCACGTTCCATGCAAAGCCCTGCGTCATATCGCGCAACGCTTGGCGGTAGATGCGCCACTGTGTCACCTGTGCCGGCAACAGCGGCACGTCGCCGAGCTGCGTCCAGTCGCACTGCTCAAGGCGGCGCTTGCGCTCATCCCGCACCATGGCCATGGCCTCGTCAGCACTTGGCACGTCCTCGAAGTCTGCATCGCCGATATCAGGGTAGGCAGTGCCGTAGCGGTCGATATATAACGTCATCAGCGTGTCAATGTCGTATGTCCGGTAGTACATGCTAGGCCACCTTTACGATATGGAGATACGGAGAGTTGGACTGCAGGTCATACGTAGTGACCAGTAGAGTGCGCAAAGCGCCGTTAATCAGTTGGACCTCGACCGCATCGCCCTCGCTGAAGAAGCGCAGGGCCATGACGCGGAATTCAACGATAGAAGCCTGGTAGTGATTGGTCATGCGCTCGACCATGACGCCGTTGACGTAGAGGCGGCCATAGGTCTGAGCACCACCCGAGTTCCAGTTGCCTGCCACATCGATGAGGTAGTAGCCACTGCTGGGGATGGTGATAACCGAGCCCGACCACGAAATTCCATTACCCCGGTCTTCGCTTTGCCACGTGATGATCGCGCCTGCTCCGCCGACACCTACGGTCGTTGTGCGCGTCAGTGTGAGATACACCGCGCCTGCACTGCCACCCCCTCCGCTCTCGATGCGCTCCAGCTGGTCAACGCGTGACCGTGTGCGCAGGTAGTCACTGAGAAATGAGTCCGACATCGATGCTTTCACTCCCGTCACTTGCATAGCGGATACCAATGGTCTGCACTTTGCGGGTCAGCGTGGTTGACCCCGTGTAGACGCTCACGAGGTCGCCAAGCACATAATCCCGTCCATACCGCAGTGCCTCGCTCTGCAGAATTCGCGCATCGACTCGGCTGCGCTGGCGCTCGGCTTCTGCGAGGGTGATATCACCGCTGGCAGTGTACTCTGCTGTGGTACTTTGGTTGCGTGCATCAACCCACACTTCACGCAGATCGAGCCCCGTTGGCGCTGTGGCTGGGCGGATGACAAAACTCCTTGTCGCCCCCTCGCCTTGCCCTGCTACGATGGCGGCCGTTGCGTCGGCGATGCGGTCGACCACGATGCGCAGTGAGCCGATGGTGCCATTGGCCACGCTGAAGATGACGGTAGAAGTGCGGTTGGTGCCCCGCTGCCCCGTGTACCACGTGTAGGTGTACGTCGCTGGCGCAGTGAAGACGAGGTCGAAGTCCCCGCCTGCCACCTCTTGCACGCGTTGCATGGCGGTGAGGAGGTTTTGCCCAGACACTGAGAGCGAAATCAGGTTGCCATTGCCCCCAGTGGCGGCCGTGGTTGCCCCCGTCAGCACACCGCTGAGGAGTCGCCCGTTCGCCGTGGTGGCACTGCTCCCCACGTTGTAGTTGAACAGTGTTTTCAGCACCGTTTCGGCGGCGACGCTGACAAACTGCGAGCGATCGGCGACACCGCTTTTCCATGCCACGATGCGGTCGGCGAGCAGTGCGGCAAAGCCTACTGCCTGCACCGTGATGGTGGTGACATCGGCGATGACGGTGTCTATCATGCGCATGATGCCAGCAAACTCCCTATAGTAGGCGATGCCAGCGTCACGGTCTTCACGGTAGACCTCGAGGATGGCGCCGTACACGAGGTACGGCACCGATGCACTCGTGCCGCCCACCGTGATGCGTGCCATGTCCACGCCGTTGACCGCCCTGCTGATGACGATGTCGAGCACGTCGCTCACGTAGGAGGTGCGTGCGCCTGCGCTGTCATAGGTGATGACGGTGTACTGTACTGCCATCAGAGCTTCACGATAGTCACGGCAACGTTGGTCGCTGTGCGAGTCGAGCCACTATCCTGCCAAATTTGGCACTGAATTGTCTCACCGAGGACAGGTCGATAGTACTCGGTGTAGACCTGCATGGAGTACGTCGCCGTGATGAAGCTGGTCGCCGTGAGCTGACTGCCACGGTATCCGCTCACAGTCAATCGGCGGCGGTTGGTCGTATTGGTGTCCCACGTCGCCTCCATCTGAATGGCATACGTGCCAGCCTGTAGAAAAGTGATATTGCCCGTCGTGCCATCAACGGTGACGTAGTCGCTACTTTCCTCAGCCGCCCCCGCTCCTGCAACGGCAGTCACTGTGCTCGTGGTGATACTCATCGAAGAAACGTTGATGTATGCGTAGTTAGACGGCGCTGTTGAGCGGGACACCGCCCAGCGGTTGGTGACGGATGTGGTCGAAATGCCCGTGATAGTACCTGACGTGATGCTTACCACTGCCAGCTTGATGTAGGGCTGGGTCGGCGTGGTGAGGTTCAGTGCAAGGCGCACCGTCTTTGATGCCACAGTGGTGCCAGCCACTGAGCGGGACACGGCGAGCGCTGAAGCCGATTCATTGGCAATGAGGTATAGCCCATATGACCCCGTGCCCAGCGTTGACGTGGCAATCGATGCCGACGACGTGTTTTCATACAGGTATCCGTTGACCAACGCTGCACCGGTATTGATAGACAGCGTGGTGCTACTACCCGTCGGCGCAAGGTCGTTCAAGTACTTCAGTAGCCCGTCGCCGAGCACCGATTTCCAGATGCTGGCGAGGCGGTCGGAGGTGTAGCCACCGCTGATGCCGTCGCCCGTGCCCGTCGTGGGCCAAAACATGCTTTGCTCTGCCATGTCACACTCCTATGTATCTGGTGTAGTAGACGATGCTGACGGCGGATGATGCGCCTGGCGATGATCCCGTCACGGTAATGCTGTTTGCGCCAGGCTCGAGTGACCACGTTGCCAGCGATGAGTCGGCGGTGATGGCGGTGATTTTATTTGCACCAGTCTGGTCAACCACCGTCTTGCGCCCGTAGCTGAGGTCAAAGACCCACGTGTCGCCGTTGGGGATGGTGCCGTCTACCTCGATTTTATCACCCGTCGTCGTGTTGGTCATAATCAAATCGGTGATGGGCCCCACCGCCGTGATGATGGGGAAGGCACGCCACGTGCCAGCGTTGGTAATGGGGATGGTCGAGTTGATGTTCGATGCACCCACCGTCCACGGGATGAGTAGCGGCACTGGGGTGGGTGTGCCCTCCACCGCTGGCGTTGCGCCACCACTGACGGGTGTGGGGTCGTACCACGTGGGGTCCGATGCCCTCAACTGTGCGACGGTGCGGATATGATAGCCCGTGCCCTGCTCCACATTAAACTCAAGCCCGCCCAGCGTTCGGCACTCGATGGCACGGTCATAGGCATCGGTAGTGATGCGTAGGATACCGCCGCCCGATGCGGGGCTGAAAATGCGTGTCAGCGCCTCGCGTGCGCTGTAGCCCGCCTCGATGGTCGATGCCTCGACCACGAGGGGCAGTTGTAGGATGCGCGGATCGAGGCGGAAATCAACGTCGCTGTCACCGTGCTGCAGTGGACCACGCTGGGTGATGCGATGCAGTGGAGCGAGGCCAAAGCCCTGGTCGCCGAGGTAGCGCAGTCGCAGTCCGCCCAATGCGGCGTTGGTGCCGTTCAGGTTGTAGGTCGTCCCGCCCGTAGTGTAGGTGATTGAGTATGCCATTATGCGACGCCTCCTGCCAGCAGCTGCATGGCCCTGAGGTCAGCGGTAAGCGATGACTGACTTTGTGCGGTTTGGTAGTTTGCGGTGAGGTAAAAATTCTGCACGGTCTGGGTCGGCGCACCCGTCGCACTGCTGACGGCGACGTTGAGCGCACGCTGGATATCGGGCACACCGCTCACGATGCCAGCGGCGATGCCCTGCGCGATGGGCTGGCCGATGATTTGCGCCATCATGCGACTAGGCGAGGCAATGCCAAGGAAGCTCTTCACCGCATCGATGCCTGACTTGATAGCGCTCATCAATGCCTCTCTGACTTTGTTCTTGGCGTTGTTGATGCCCTCGGTAATGCCTGCAACGATGTCGCGGCCGAGGTCTTTGGCCTTGCCAATGGTCTCGTCGATGAACGTGCCGACACGAGTCGAAATCTCTTTCACGACGTTCTCCACCGTGGTCTTGATGTCCGACCAGATACCCAGCACCAGCGTTTTGATGGTGTTCCATGCCGTGCTGAAATCCCCTCGAAGCAAGGCGGAGATGGCATTGAGCGCCTCGACCATCTTGGGATAGACGTAGTTGAAAATCGGGGTCATGGCCTCAGCAAAAATCTTGATGCCGTCGACGATAAGCCCGAAGGCGATGCGCAGGACATCGAGGGCAAGGATGACCGCATCGAGTGCGACGATGAACACGCCTTGCAGCACTGCGGCGACTTGGCCTAGCCAATTTTGCACCGCTGGATCACTAGCCAGCTCCATCGTGTCAGCGAAGAGCGAAGTCAGAGTCTCCCATACTTTGGTGCCTAGCTCAATGAGCTTCTGCAGGACGGGTTGTGACTCGATAAACGCCATGATGCTTTTCTTGATGCCGTCCAACGTCGCCACTACACCGCCATTGTCGCTGATGCCCTGAAAAAACTCACCGATACGCGCGGTGACGTCTTGGATGACGGGCAAGATGTTTTCCGTGAAGATGACGCTCATCTCCTGCAGGAGCGGCACCAAGGCATCGCCGATGGCGCCTTTTGCGTCCTCGATTTTCTCCTGCATGACGACCATCTGACCGCTAAACGTTCCTGCCGCCGCCGCCGCACTGCCACCGAATTGGCGTTCGAGCTCTGACAGAATGATGCGCTGGGCTTCTGCCGTGTCGCCCGTCTCAACGAGCGATGCGACCATCGCCTTCTGCTCTTCAGTGAACGACACACCGACACGGGTCAGTGCGGTGATGCCTTCGGCAGGGTCATTGAGGGCTTTACCGACTTGCACTGCTGAGCTTTGCAGGTCTTGACCCATCGCCTGACTGAGGTCGACAATGGCGGCCGTAGCGTCGGCGAACTCAAGGTCTTGGATGTTGGTGAACGTCATCAATACGTTTTGCGCACCGAGAATCTGGTCGTCAGTGAAGAGGCTTTGCCCCTCGACGGCGCTGAGGTTGCGGGCAAGATTTTCGAGTTCTTCGACGGTCACGCCGACGGCACCGCTTGTCGACTTAAAGACCGCTTCGGTCTGAGCAAGGGCATTTTGATAGTCGAGCGTGCCCTGCACTGCAGTTTGAAAAAAGTTCGCCACGCCGCCCAAGGCGTTTTTGCCCAGGTCAAGCGCTATCTCGCCGATGCCACGCAGTGCGCCGATGCCCACCTCTCTGAGTGAGTCAAAGCCACTGCCAGCCTCTTTGGCAGCCTTGCCGACTTTGTCGACACTGTCCTCCACCTTGTTGGCGACCGGGGTGACATCGTCTTCGCCTCTAAATCGTATGACTACGGTTTCGGCCATATCATCTCTTACCCTTCATCTGACTCCGTGCCTTCTGAACCTGCGCCTCGACCTCCATGATGGTGAGGTGCTTTTTGATGCGATGCCACGGCGGAAGCTGGGCGGGTGGACAGTGGTAGACATCGCGACACAGCACCAGCTCGAGGTACTCCAGCGGCATGGGGCCCGATGTCCACAGATGCTCCAGCACCGCCGTCCTCAGTTTCCCGCGTCTTGCTCCGTGATCGCCTCAACGATGCGCCGTGCCAGCTTAACCGCATGCGTGGCCTTGATGCGCGTGACGGGGTTGCCGTCGATGTCGGTCACACAGCGGACCAGCACGGCGTTCATGCGGGCAAAGTCTGTGGATTTTAGTGCTTCACTCAGCTCGGCGATGTCGTCGAGGTAGATGTGGTCGGGGTTGACGGTGTACTCAGTAATGCTCGACATTGGGATGCTCCTAGGTACGGGATGCAAAATTGTTGGCTGGGCGGTGCGGCATCCCAAGCGCACCGCCCTGCCCTACTATACGGCGGCGGTGAACTCGTTGAATCCGGGCACCCATACCACGACTTCTGACACCGACAGCTCTGTGCCCTCGATGCCCTGCGGTGGCATGACTGAGCGAATTTTGCACCCAGCGGCGGTTTCGGTGTAGCCCGTGCTATCCGCCATGCTCCACTTGAGTTGTACTGAACTGCCGTCATGCACTGCCGCCTCGAAAAGTCGCCACGCCTCGCTCGAAGTTTCGGTGTAGATGATGCGGATGGTCATATCACCTGAGGTATACGACCCTACTACAGCCTTCGCGTAGAGGCTGTCCGGAGTGTGGTACTCTGCGAGCTCTCGGCCAATCGCCGATGACGTAAAGTCCAAGCTACGCACGCTGATGTCTGCATATGCGCCATCAGCAATTTTCAAGCTCAGTGTCCATTTATTGGCGCTAATCGCCTCGGTAATACTCGGCATACGGTGTCTCCTTACTGAATGATGTCGACGACGCTGAGCGTAGCGACAACTGCGTCAAAATAATTTCCCGATGCGGCTGGCCACTCAAGCACCTGCGAGCGAAGCCGTGGCTCTGCGATGGTCCAGCGGTATGATGGCGTGTGCAGACTGCGTAGGGCATCGTGATACGCCGTGATATAGCCCTCCATCGCTGGAGCGATGTCCATGAGCCCGACGCCGAGCGATGCAGGACGCATCAGGGCGCTATCCGTGATGGTCCACGTCACCTGCACGATGCCGTTGGCTACTGGGGTCATCTGCCGCACTTGGCTAGACTCGATACCAATGGCGCTAATCACTCGGCACGGCGTGGTGGCGATGTCGACCACGTTCTTCAGCGTCGCTCCTCGCAGGACGGTGTAGCTGTACCCCGTGATGGTCATGGCCTGCAGTGCGTCCAAGATGCTGTCAAGGTTGCTTGCCATGCTATGACCTCCGAATGTACGGCTTGAGCATCTGTGCCACGTCGCTTGGGATGCGGTTCGATGCAAAGGCACTGCCGTCGGCACTCACCGTGATGTCCGCTGGCACTGACGTGGCGCCCGTGCGCAGTCGGTACAGATGCGCCCCCCAGCGCAGTGCTGCCGCTTTGACGTCGTCGGGCACGTCGGTGCTGTAGCTCCACTTGCCAGTGACAGATACCGACTGTTCAGGGCTTCCGCTGTACGTCCAGCGCACAGCGGCACCGGTCTTGATGCGGATGGCATAGGCAGGGCGCTCGGGCACGGCATTGGGCGGCAGAAGCACGACGTCAGACAGAGAGATCGCCACCCCGTTGCCGTTGGTGATGCTGGTCAGCTCACAGAGATCGTGACGCAGTAGGAGTGTCTGGTCATCGAGCAAGTCGCCGCCATCCCAGTCGTACAGCGGTGTGAACTTGTGCGTATGCGATGCGGCGGGGCCATGCGCTGACTCGGGCTCAAAGTGGCGGTGGCAGTAGTGGTCAATCGCCGCTGTGACCCGGTCAGGTAGGTAGCCGAGCTGAACATCATCCGACGACGACGTGATGCCCAGGTAGGCTTTGAGTTCTGCCGTCGTGAAGTATGCCATTTAAATCACCTTTCGGCGCTTGGGTTTTTCGGGCTCGGGTTCGTCCATGCGGACGGCGAAGCCTTGCTTGATGAGCTCCTCGCCAGCGTCGTCCGGGACATCGGCCACCTCGCCAGCACTGCCAGCGATGCGATGTCCTGCAAACTTCCCGGCAAAGTCGTCGAGATACTGTACCTGCATAGTCTATCCTTTGCGAAGGCACTGTGCGCACAGTGCCTTCGTGATGCGTGAGCGGATTAGGCGTTGACGGCGACGGCGAAGGCCTCGTCCTGCGCAACGTCTGAACCGTAGCGAGCGGTGACGAAAAAGACCGTCTCGTTGTAGTTGGCGCGGTTGCTTTCATCGCGGACTACGCTGATGCCCTGATTCTCGACGAAGTAGAGATAGCGCCAGTTGCCGAAAACGACGGGTTTGTTAGTCGTGCCAAGATCGGCCATGTCTGGCGACTCGAAGACGGGGCGACGCAGCAGTGACTCCATGGTCTCTTCCTGTCGTCCACCTGGGGTCTCAGCGTAGGCAAATTCGTTGGCAACGGTCAGGCTACGAATGGCGCTGAGCGTATCAGTGTTCATGGCCCAGCCGACTTCGCCGGGGCGGCGGTACTGTGGCTTGATGCTGTAGTACATGCCCTTGACTTCGCCCACGGTGATGGCCGATGCACCAGCGAGGTTGAACGCCGTGCCACGAGTAATCACGCCGTAGGGCTGTGAAGAACCGGTGCCGATGGTGAGGTACT